GAAACGCACCTATAGGTGTTTTATCTGCGGTATATTTTGAGACATCTACATAAACTAAACCACTGTATGAAATAACAAATGATTTATTGCCTTCTCCATCATAGGACTTATCCATCCTAAACTCTTTTATTACTGCGTGTGCGGTGCTAAAAGATACACCAATTTTTGTATCTATGTTAATTGTAAGGGCCATAATTACTCGCCCTTACCTTTTGTAACCTTAAACGCTTCCATATCTAGGTTGTGTTGTTTTTGCATTTTTTCCATCTCTAAGTCATGCTTTAGTTTATATTCCTCAAGCATCCTAGTATGTGTATCAACTGCTTCTGTAGAAGCAACATCAGCACTTAGCCTATCGGGCAATACTGCGATTTTAGCACTTTCTTTACCCTTGAACAGGTCTAGGACGCTAGTAATGATGAGAAGCGCGGGACCACCGAGAAGACCGATAACTGTAAGTTGTGAGTCTGATATATCCCTTTGCTCTACGATACTGAAATAGGATGCAGTAGCAGCGATAACAACCCATGCCATAACAACACCCATACCGAAGGTTAACATCAATGCTTCGTTAGGATTGCTCATTTTGGTCCTACTCATATCCTTCCCACCTTTGGTGTGTTTAATAAATGTTCTAGCGGTTTCCTTGCGGTGCAAATAAAGAGATAGGAAAATCAACATCAAAAGAAGGGAGCCGAAAATCTGCTCATACGTCACAATCATTCTTGTGTTTCAACTCCGGGCTGTGAGTTTTCTCTAGGCAACTCACCCTCATTACTATTACCCAAAGATACCCTTTCTTCCCCTTCCTTTCCTATTGTTGCCAAGTTTAGCATCTCTAGGCTTTGGTTCAATGTTAGAATACCGGCGTTGTATCCCATGACGGTTCTTTGCATTACGTTTAGTGGGGTTTCGCTATCCATGGCCTCAAAGGCAATAGTAGGAAGGTCTTGCTTGCGGTACTCTATACCTAGAAGGTCTAGGTGTGTCATAAACACCCGCGTAGCGGCCTCTCCTAGAATACGGTGCATACGGGAAATAGCCTGTACGGCCCAAAGGTTCGCGTTGTATGTCGCGGCGAAGGTTGACCCTCTCTCCTGTCCTGCTGCTACTCTCGGTACTTGCAGAACGGCGGCTATGTCGCCGTTTATTGTATCTAGGAAGTCTGTGTTGTTGGGTACGCTGTTACCCACATCAACGTGGTGTAACTCGACGTAGTGAGGCAAAACTGGTATTTGGTCGCCGCGCAGTCCCTCAAACAGGGATATTACTTCGTCCATGATGTGCTGTAAGCGCTGGTTTTGCTCCGCTGGGTCTTGGATATGCTCGATAGCGGACTTATCAATGGTGATAAACTGCTTAGTCATCGAGTCTTCAAGACTTATGCGGTTATTCATACTGTTGTACTTCATTCGTATGGGCTGCTTTAGTGATGTGAACCTTGACGCACCCCACACACCGTAGGTTCTGCGTAGTTTGTTATCAGTGAACCAGTTACTTCGGTAGTCAATGCGTATGTGTAGTATTTCGCGTGCTGGTATAGCGCGCTCAAAGGAAGTAGCCTCACGCACCATGTACGTCTTAGCCTCTATAATGGGGTTGTCTTCGTCTGCTACGAAGTAGGAATTAAGCCCACCTCTCTCATCAACAATAGTGATTTGCTTAACGGGAAGGCTCTGTATGTTCGTTATACCGACGCCCTGCTTACCGACTATCTTGTTTATGTCGTTTCCGTACACCATGAGATTTCTCATGCTGTTGATAAGAATATCATCGAAGTCTATCGTGTCTTCGACTAATTCTCGTATAGCGTTGCGTATGTTAGAGTTTTTCCCACGTGAGTAGTTAATTTCGTAGTTGTTGGCTGAAAGAGAGACGGCGCGAACAGCACCGTTAAGTTCGGGGTCCAACTTCAACATATTGTCGTAAAGGTCGAACTCATTGTCGTGGTTACTGTCGGTTCGTAGCCTTTCAGTATCACGTACTATGTCAGGTATCCCCGCTACCGCAGAAAACGGTTCATTCAGCAATCCTATCCTCTCGATAATGGGATTTTTCACTTCTTCCTTCTTTCTTGAGCGGAATAAGTTCCAGCGTCGGCCCTCTGACATGTTCTAACCCTATATGTCATGCTTTATTAATATTGAGGCTATTAATTTCGTATTTTCAGTAATTTTGAGAAAGAATAAACCGTTATACCGAGGATTTGTTGTGTATTTCTTCAATTTCTTCAATAGTATGGAGAAGATACCTACGGTATCTAGTAGTAGGAGTATTGTAGTAGTAGGTATAGCGCTGCCTTTACCAAACATACCTTTGAAGAAATTGAAGTAATACAAATATGGCTCTAGGTGCGACGATTTATTATTTTTGTGGTAAGACAAAACAATGAAAAGAATACGCCGATACTCAATAGTTATAACCCACTGGCGCAAGTGGGTATCATGGGGAACTATACCGGCGGATATGAACTGATAGAGAAATTTGCACAAGACAGACACTTTGGCTCCACTATGGAGTTTGCGGAGTTTTTGCACAATGTTGAACCTGCGCGCTCAGTACAGGCATGGAGAGGCGCGATAAATAGATGGGTAGCAAGGGGTAACGACTTTAGGAAGTTTGACGAAGTGGAGGATAACACCGTTACTTCAACCAAGGTGTACTTTGACTCCTCTAATGATAACTACATAGTAATGCTAGATGTTTCAGACGGCCTTGTGGTCATTGACGGAGAGAAGCACCGAGCCATGAAGGAGTCCTACTCCGACATAGGCGGGGGTCTTACAGTAGATGAGATGGCGCGGGAGTTTGATATGCCCGCAGTCATAATCAGTGAGTACATACGGGTCAACAAGTGGAAACACGGTATGCAGCCGTTCACTGATGAAGAAGTCGTTACGCACACGCTTGACGAAATGGTTGATAGATTCCTAGACATACGCAAGATGGAGATTTTGAAGAAGGCTGAGAAGAAGAAGTGGCGGCAGATAGAAAGGGATGCCGAGCAATTCACTCTGCTGAGAGAAGGTCTTTCTGATTCATTCTTTGATATTCTAAAGGGACACAAGCCCGCTTCTGTAAAGAGCAGACCAATGGTTATTGATAAAAACTACGCCGTGGTTCTCTCACCTACCGACCTACATTTTGGTAAGTATGGGTGGGTTGATGAAGTGGGGGTGTCCTACGACCTAGATGAGGCACGCGCACGTGTGTTAGAAAAGACTGAGGAGTTGTTGGCAAGATTACCTAGTAAGCCCGATAAGTTCTTCGTGGGAGTCGGTTCTGATTGGTTCCACGTTGATAACGACGTAGGGACAACCACCAAGGGTACGGCGCAAGACATGGCGGCCACGCCCGCACAAATACTAATGGAGGGCTGTGACCTTGCTAGGCAACATATTGACCTTCTAAGAACGGTTAGTGAAGTGGAGTTGGTGTTTATGGGTGGTAATCACGACAGACACACCAGTATTATGCTGATGCTGTATCTTGAGGCTTACTACAACGAATGCGAAGACGTAACAGTAACGGTAAGCCCGAATATACGACAGTACGTTTCTTATGGAAACAACCTAATAGGCTTCACTCATGGTGACGGTAAGGTAATGAACAAACTACCTAACCTTATGGCCCATGAGGCAAGAAAGGACTGGGGTAAGACAGGTAATCACCTTTGGTTCCACGGACACCTTCACCATCAACAGATGCGTGAAACAAGCGGGTGCCTAATAGTACAACTTCCTAGTCTCGCAGGAGAAGACCGATACCATAGCCGTCACGGGTACGTGATGGCACGTGCTGGCCTTTCCGCGTATATGATAGACAAGGATATGGGGTTAATTGGTAGCCTCTTTGCTCCGGTGATGCATGATGAGTGAGTGGACTGCGGCTAGGTGTTGGGCGTGCGGGTGGCAAGCACCACGTATGCTTCTAACCAAGGCGCAGACTAGGGTTTGTCCCCACTGTAACAAAAAGGAGTTGCACCCAATATGAGCCTAAAGCAAGACATAGCCATGGAACGGTCGCGTACTTCCGTTAGGTATTTCTATGAGTGGCTTGGTTACACATGGGGAGAGCATATCGGTGAGTGGATGGATATGTACGGTGAGAGAAAGGGCGCGGAAGTACACCGTGTCTGTATTATCGCTCCTAGAGGGCACAGCAAGAGTACTACTCTAAGGGTTAAACTACTACACCAGTGTCTTTTTGAGAAGTGGAATGGAAACAGGCCCTTCACCTGCTGGTTGATTTCAGCGAGTAAGGATACTGCTATTAGAAGACTGCAAGAGATAAGGGATGACCTTAAGCGACACCCCCAGTTATCTCGTTACCTAGACCCTAAGAAGGGTAACAAGACTGAGATTCACTTTACTAACGGGGCTTGGATTATGGCTACGTCTGTTGGTTCTGCTATTCGTGGGGAGCATCCCGCGTGCGTAGCGTTTGATGACGTGTTGGTTGACAGCGACGAAATGAACCCACGTACTTTACAACAGTGGTTCAGAAAGGCAATCACACCCATGCTAGACCCCAACTCCTCTATTTATGTCGTAGGTACTCCTATGTCTATGACCGACCTTTACCACAGTGAGATGCTTGAAAATCTCATGTGGAAAACTGGTATTTGGAGTAGCGTGAAAAACTATGATGAGTGGAAGTCCAGTGAGGAGAAGGTCAAACCCATTCCTCTATGGCCCGAACACCGTAGTATCAAGTATCTTATGGAGCAGCGCGCTGCTATTGGGGACTTGGAGTTCGCACAGGAGTTCTTATGCCGGGTTGTTGATGATGACTCAGCGGTATATCCACAGAATCTAGTACGCAAGAATCTCGATATGGATATAGTGTTACAGAAAGAGAAGATGGATAACAGTAGGTATGTGATAGGTTTTGACCCGTCACAGGGCTTGGGGCAGGACTTCACGGTCTTGATTGTTCTTAGGCAGGACGAGCAGGGCTTCGTACACTTCGTAAATATGTGGAGGCGGAATGACTTCCCACCAGATAAGCAGACAGACGTTTTGATAGAGTGGTCCAAGAGATATAGTGCTGCGATAGCCGCCGAGGACGTGGGTTTCCAACAAATGTATGAAACGCTGATACAGCAGAAGGGTGCGGTAGTGGATTACCGCCCAAGCAAGGTTAGCAACAGAACATTGAAGCAGGGACTCCTCAACAGGCTTAGGGTTTGGTTTGAGAGAGAAATGGTAGTGTTCCCCTATGGTAACGATGAAACTCGTAGGATGGTTGAAGTTATCCTAGATGAGATGAAGACCCATGCTTGGCGTGACGGCTTAATTGTTGATTTGGGTAGGCATAACGATACTGTTATGGCCTTAGCACACGCCATAGACCAATTCACATACAGGACGCCCGATATGCCTGTGATTATGAAAACTATGAAGGGGGGCGAATGGATGGGCGGCGCAACAAGGGGCCTCAATAGAGAGCGTTCCGGAGTTGGCGGTAAAGTGATAAACAAGAGAGGGTTTTAGATGAGCGAAAGAAAGAGAAGCGGACCAATGCCAAGACAAGAACTGTATAGACACATTTTGGGTACTCTAATGACGAAAGGGTTCTTCAATGAGTGGAGAGAGACTAATGAGATTTGCGAAAGAGTGAACAAAGAAGTTCCTTCGCGGTGGACTGCCATGCAAAACTCACGTCTTTTCATGTATATGAGAGAGATGGAGATGAGCGAGCGCCATTACTGGAAAAACAGCATGAAACAGATGGTCCGAGAGTGGAGAAAAATCTGAAAAATTTTCAAAAAAATTGTCGTAAATTCAGCGTACTGCTAGGCTAATAGCCTTGCCGAGTAAATCTGAGATTTGGCGACCCAAACCGAAAAACCAAAAATCGGTTTTCCGAATTCCGAATCCGACTCAGAATTCCGATTCTAGGCTATTTGCGTGCCCTCTGCGGCCGTCTTTCACCCCTACCCTTCCACACCCCCATCCACCCCCGCCGACCGGCTTAGAACACATGTTTTTCAGAGGGAGCCAGCCAGTCCAGAGTGGACCGACTGACTCCAACCGAAATCAGTTCGGGATATCACCCCCAAAAGTCGTGAAGGGTGTTGCCGATACTACGGCGTTCCCTACTTGTGCCTCTAGCAGAGATATGACATCTGCTACGTTGCTGGTCCTTGGGTCGATTGCCATTTGTGTGACTCCGTACTTGGTCATCACCAGTGTGAACAGAAGGTGGGTATCGAACCCGCCACATGTCCCGTCACACTTGCTCTTACCGCATCCCCATGGGTCGGTGGTGATGTATCGGAAAGCGACACTCTTGGAGCCGCCTGACTTGCCAGCACCGGAGCGCTGGGTTGCCACCCTCATGCCAACTACGATGAGTCGAGCAGGGTTGCCCTCCTTGTCGTATCGTACCCCTAGAATGGGGACTTGGTGAACTACCCTGCGGGCCGTGGTCTTGATGAGGCCAAAGTGGGCGTTCCTATGGTATTCGGGTGCTATGTCGCCGGTAATGTGCATTGGCTCGTTTCCTAGAGCAGGGAGGCCGCAGCCGCCCTCTTTCTCCCATGTGTGGATGAAGCAAGCCTCATCATCACATCGGCACTTTGCTCTTAGTCCGGTTACTAGGTCTACGGATGTCACTCGGTTGAAGTCAGTAAGGGCCATGTTCACGACCCTCCCGAAGTGGTCTTTGTTGTAAGCACTGGCACGGCTTGTGCCGTCTGTCACCTTGCTGAAGAATGCAGGGTCTTGACCGTCGAAGACGATATTGTTTGCTGCGAACCAGTCAACGAGCGGAATCCTCACTCGGTGTAGACCGTGGCGGATTGCTCCGCTTACGGTCTTGTAGGTGTCACCGCTTAGGGTCACAAGGTCCTCCGAGAACCATCCTACTAACTCCACGGCGGGCACGGTGCTATTCGTGCCCTCCGTGGAGGCTGTCATTGACGCTGGTATTAGCGCCGCTCCTCCTAGGTTGTCGTTATTCACGCCGTCCATGCCCACCGGAGCGAGGGGGGGGTATTGAATGCTTGGTTTGCCTCTACTAGGCGCCCCCCCGCGAGACAGCCGTTCGGTGCAACGTTTTTTCAATGTCTGTTGATTTTCGATTCACGGAGTTTCT